AATTTGGCAAGAAATTTGGCGCAAAAGTAGGAAAAAAAGAAGTAGAGCACAGTTCGTATCCAGCCTCGCCTTCCGGAGGATTTGCAAAAAAGACAGATGAAGTTTGGAACATGCCAATAACAGAAAAAATGCGCAAGAGCATTCTTGAAAAGGGAATCCCACTCTACACAACAGGAGCTGTTTCTGTTGGAGCTCTTAAAAATCTGGTGGATGATGAATAGAGCAAGTTTCGGTAAACTTTTACAACCAGCCAACAATAGGAGTAAATCATGGCTAAAAAACCAAAAGAAAAAAGTGAAGAAAAGAAAGAAGCAGAGCCCTCGCTCGAAGAGCGCATCGAAAAGATAGAAAAGTTCTTGGTTCACACATCGAGCTTTTCTCGTGACTGATGTACAAGATGACCCTAAAGACGTCATTGTCAATGTAACTGGCGTTTCAATTTCAACAGACGCTGGGATAAATAACAATGACAGTGAAAGAGATCCTGCAGAGGATCACAATGGAGCTTCAGTTGAGGAAAGTTCAACTGGCGACTGATATGGTTGAAGGTCAGATCTCTGACTTTAATCATTATCAAAAGATCGTTGGCATGGCAGAAGGCTTGATGCAAGCAGATGCTATAGTCAATGGAATTATTGAACAAATAGAGAAAGAGGATGAATAAACATGGCCCATCCCCATGCCCCCCAGCCACTAGGCTGGAAAGTTCTGGTTAAACCATTCGAGGCACCAGAAAGAACTGAGGGAGGAATTTTTCTCCCTTCTCAATCTCAAGACGCAGAAGAATACCTGACATCTCACGGCCACATAATTTCTATGGGAGAGTTAGCCTATAGAGAAAGAGAGAGTGGTGCAAAATGGAAAGGTCATTGGCCAGTCATAGATGACCATGTCACTTATGGCAAATACGCTGGCCAAAAAATTGTTGTTGATGGAGAAAAATTCCTGATCCTCAATGATGATGAAATAACATCAATCCTTCCTAATGGCTGCGAGGTAAATAATCATGTCTGAAGAAGAGATCAAAAAAGTTGAAATGGAAGCTGCAAACGCACCTCTAGAAATCGAGATTGTTGATGAGCAACCTGATGAGCAACCTGAACCTGAAAAAATTCAACAGGCAGTTGAAGAAGAGTCTGATGATAAAGAATTCAGCAAAAGAGTTCAAAAAAGAATCAGCACGCTTGTTCAACAGCGTCGACAAGCTGAGGCCGAGGCTGAACAGTCGCGTGAACAACTTAACTCGATGAAGTCAAGGCTTTCAAGGCTTGAGCAAGGATCAAGCCAGCAAGCTGCAAATGCCTTCAATGAGCGTTACAACCAAGCCCGAAGTCTTCTGCAAAATGCCATCGAAGAAGGCGACACAAATGCTCAGGTGAATTATCAGGAGCAGCTCGCTGATATGCGTGCGGCAATGCGTGTTCAAGAGATGCAGCGCCAGCAGCAAGTCCAGCAACAAATTTCGCCAACAGTTGGTCGTGCCGCGCAAGTTCAATCAGAGCCAACTCCTGAAAAGGCAATTGACTGGTGGCAAAAGAATCGATGGTTCAATTCATCTGGATTTGAAAGAGAAACAGCGGCAGCCAGATCAGTTGATGTCCAGCTTGAAATAGAAGGATTTGACAAAAATTCTTCAGAATACTACGAAACTCTTAACAATCGTTTAAGAAAAATGTTTCCAGAACTGATTGCAGAGGGTAATGTAAGAGAGAAATCTGCACCTAGGACAAAAAGCAGGTCACCAGTTGCACCAACTGCGGGTGGTCCTAGTCGTAGAGGAGGTCGTGTTAAGATGACGAAAGATCAACTCTCTATGGCTCGTGAGCTCGGAATAACCGATGAGAAAGGTTTGAAGGCTTATGAATCTGAGTTGAACGCATTGCAACAGGAGAATAACAATGGTTGAAAAGCGTAACATTCGTGCATCTGAATCACGACCCAACACTCGCGGGAAAGAAGCTCGCGCTAAGACACCTTGGAAGCCCGCCTCTTTGCTTGATGCCCCTCCGGCTCGACCAGGAATGGTGCAAAGATGGGTTGCCACCTCGATTCTGGGGAAAGAGACACCCGACAATGTCTATAAACGGCAGCGTGAAGGGTGGATTCCGCGACCAGCGGATACTGTGGGTGATTTTCCAATACCGACAATCAACCATGGTCAGTGGTCAGGATGCATCGGCATCGAAGGTATGATTCTTTGTGAAATGCCAGAAGATACTCATCATGAGATGAAAGATTATTATGCTGGCAAATCTGAAGAATTGAACGAAACCATCGCATACGATCTCCGGAATGCTGAGAGAGCAGGAGGGATACCGATCCATCAGGATCGTAGTTCTAGCGTGAGCCGTGGCAGTGGTGTTGCTGTCATGGATGATTAAAACTTTAAACCCAAGAGGTTAGATAAATGGCAAATGTAGACGCAGCCTTCGGCTTCGTTCCTGTACGTCATCTCTCTGGCTCCGGATCTTGTAGGACCAACAAGTACACCATTGCGAGTGGCTTGGCGGAAAACATTTTCAATGGTGACTTGTGCATCATTGATGCAAACGGCCAAATTACGCCTCACACTGCTACTGAGGTTAATAACATTGGTGTGTTTGGTGGTGTTTCCTACACAGACTCCACAGGAGCTTATATTTATAAAGAGTTTTGGGCTTCAGGTACGACTGGTACAGACATAGTAGCTTACATCTATGATGATCCTTTCGTTATTTATAAAGTTCAGTCTGCGGGAACTCCCGCCCAGACGAACATTGGCAACTGTGCTGATGTTGTTGCTGGTGCAGGCTCCACAACGACTGGCCAATCTGGTTTTGAAGCATCTGGCACAATGAGCAATGGCACGGCAACGTGCAAAATCATGGCTCTTTGGGACGCTCCAGAAAATGCTTTCGGAGCCAATGCTGTCTTGGAGGTTCTTATTAATGAGCACCTCTATAAAGACAGCGCAGGCATTTAGGAGGGTTTAGAAAATGGCAATGCATAGAGCACAATTTGCTAAAATGCTCGAGCCAGGACTAAACACTCTGTTTGGCCTGGAATATGATCAATACCCGGAAGAGTACAAGGCTGTTTTCGCGGCAAACACTTCCAGCAAAGCATATGAAGAAGATGTTCTGCTAGAAGGCTTCGGAAATGCCCCTGTAAAGACGGAAGGTGCGGCAGTCAGCTATGATGCAGCCACCCAGCAATGGACGGCTCGTTATCAGCATGAAACGGTTGCTCTTGCCTTCTCAATTACAGAGGAAGCTGAGGAAGATGGCCAATATGGCTCTCTTGCTGCTCGTTATACGAAAGCATTGGCTCGCTCGATGGCCTCCACCAAGGAGATCAAAGCAGCTAATATTTTCAATAACGCAACGTCGGGTGATTACACTGGTGGTGATAGTGTTGCGCTTTTGAGTGCTTCGCATCCAACCCGTAATGGCAACCAGTCGAATACTCTTGCGACTGCTGCTGATCTCTCGGAGACTTCTCTCGAGTCGATTCTGATTAACATTGCTGATATGAAAGATGATCGTGGACTGCGCATTGCTGCGCAAGGTGTTCGCCTTATCATTCCTACTGCTTATGTTTTCACTGCCGAGAGGCTTCTCGAGTCTCAGCTTCGTACCGGGACTGCCGACAATGACATTAACGCGATCCGCTCTGGTGGCTATCTGCCCCAAGGCTATCACGTTATGCGTCGGATTTCTGACTCGGATCGTTGGTTCGTTCAAACGGATGTTCCGGATGGACTCAAAATGTTCCAGCGTTCTCCGATGAAGAAGGGCATGGAAGGTGACTTCGAAACTGGCAATGTCCGCTATAAAGTTCGCGAGCGTTATTCGTTCGGTTGGACTGATTGGCGTGGCGTTTTCGGCTCCGAAGGTGCCTAAAGAGATAGGGGTCGCCTTAACAGGCGACCCCATTCTTTAAATGCCTGATCCTCGAGAAGAGCTTTATTACAAATACATTGGGTCCCGCACTTCTCCCAGCAAAGTGTACCCTGATGAAAATTTGTCTTTGGGTGAACGAGTTGCCCAAGCTCAACGCTTGCGCGAAATGGGTGTTCATGTCGCAACACCAAAAGCGAAACAAGCAGAATTAAATTTTGGCAAAAATTTAGGACAAGTTCCAGTTTCTATTGGTGCTCTGGGTGGCATGACGCAGAAAGAAGTTGATGAGGCTTCTGAATCTGCAGCAGCAAGTTTGCAAGCTGTAAATGACTATGGAACAATACCTCTTTACTTTACACCAGCAGCCCCTGCAGCGGCTGTTTTTGATGTTTCAAGAGGAATAATAAATGAAGATCCCTACGAGATTGGCCTTTCTGCAATTGGCATCGCAAGGCCATTAAAGTCTGTTGCTCAGACAATACCAGAAGTTCTTGAGAAGGCATTGGCATATTCTTTTGGCGCTGGGGCTGTCGGAGTACAAGTTCAAGATTTCTTGAAAAATTTTGGCGAGAAAGCCTCTGACGAATAGGAGGTTTTATTTTTTGCCAATTGAGAGTAAATTAGTTATGTCCTGACTGCATTTTGCAGACACTAGCCACGACAGGAGAAATAAAATGGCTAACACTACTTTTTCTGGTCCAGTCCGTTCAGAGAATGGATTCCAACAAGTTTCTAAAAATGCGACCACTGGTGCAGTAACTGTAACTAGTGGCGATAAAATGTCCGCTGAAGCAGTAGCTGCCGCTGGCATTGAAGGAACTGCCGCTGTTTACATCACACAAGTAGATCGTCTTAAAAGTGATGTCACAACGAATGTTAACATCGTTAAAACTTCAATTATGATTGATCTAACTGGCCTCAGAGATGGTGGCACTGCTGGTGATATTATTGGAAAAGATGGTTCTGGAGTTGCCTACATTGGGCAAGTTACAACTGCCAACCAAGGTGTCGTCTTCGGCGTAACGATGACCTGCGTAGAAACACCCGGAGGTGGTGGAACAGATATTGATCTTTATTCTGCTACAGAAGGCACTGGTGTCAACGACACTGCAATTGGTGATCTGACAGAAACCCAAATTATCAATGCTGGTGCAGCTTCAGCTGGAACAATGGTTGCTGGCGGAGATATTGCTGCTGACCAGTATTTGTATCTTGTTGGTCAAGGAACTGGTCATGCCGCTTATACTTCGGGCCGGTTTTTAATCGAGATCTTGGGGTATGATGTAGCCTCTTAATAATTTGTTCGTTGCGAAAGGCAGAGGGGACTCTGCCTTTCTAAGCGGGAGTTAAAATATGGCAGACATAACAACTACCACAATTCTCTCTGAAAATGATCGTCAGATAGTTATGGCATTCCAATATCAGTTTGTAGATACTGGAAATGAAGATGCTGTAAAAAAAGTAGATGTTTCTACTTTGATTAAAAATGCAGCTGGCGAGAGTTGCACGGCAGTTAGAATTGTCGAGGCTTGGTGGACGATTTTTGGGATGACTGTTCAAGTCGAGGCTGATGCTAGCACAGATGTCATCATCCTTCACCTTGATGAAAATCAATCTGGCTATCAAGACTACTCTGTTTTTGGTGGTCTTCCAAAAACGACTGCTTATGGATCTAGTCCTACTGGAGACATATTTTTTACAACTACTGGGGCTGCGGCTGTAACTGATACGTATCAAATCTGTTTCAGAATGATTAAAGAGTACTAGAATGGCAACATCTGGCACTGTAGCTTTTAGGCCAACCATTGAAGAGATCATTGACGAGGCTTTTGAGCGTTGCGGAATTGATACTCAGACTCGGACTGGTGGTCAATCTAGGAGTGCCAGAAGGAGCTTGAATATGCTCTTTTCTGAGTGGTCCAATCGTGGTTGGAACTATTGGACTGTTGGTTACAAAACAGTAACTCTTGTTGCTGGTCAAGCAACATATACGCTTGATGCTGGCTTGGTTGATATAATTGATGTTGTTTACAGGAATGTTTCTGGATCAACATCAACAGACCAAGTTATGAACAGAGTTGCCATTTCTGAATACAATCAGATTCCCAACAAAACTGATTCTGGCGTTTCATCTCAATACATGATAGACCGCCAATACACACCAACGATGACAGTTTGGCAAGTGCCAGACAACACAAGCGACTCTATTCGTTATTATGGAGTTTTCCAACCAGAAGATGTGACAGCTTCCAACCAGGATGCTGATATTCCATATCGGTGGACTGATGCCCTTTGTGCGGGCTTGGCAGCGAAACTTTCTGTTAAATTTTCCCCAGAGCGTGCGGGTGATCTTATGGCTCTTTATGAGAGGGCTTTTCAATTCGCTTCTGATGAAGAAGGATCAAATGTTCATCTCCGGATAAGACCAACAGGGATGAATTTGTACTAATGTCTTTTTATGCAACAGGCAGGAAATCTTTAGCGATAAGTGATCGCAGTGGATTTCGTGTGCCTTATAAAAATTTAAGGACAGAGTGGAATGGCCTTCGCGTTTCCCCTGATGACTATGACCCTAAGCACCCACAGCTAACACCACCAAAAAATATAACTGATGCAACTGCTCTTTATAGCCCAAGGCCAGACAAAGACCCGGAGAATGTTTCTTTTTTCGTAAATTACAATTGGTTTGGTTTTGAGAATCCCCCAGTCAGTGCAGATGGATTCACGCAGCCATCAATGAATTCACGCGATTATGAGAAACCGAACAGGCTTAATGCAAAAGGATCAATTGGGGTAGTCTCTATAGAGACGCCAGTTGAGGTTAATGTCTCCTCTGTTCACAATCAAGGTCTTGCTGGTCCAGTCTCTGACATTGAAGCATCAATCACTGAGACAGGTGTCGCTGGCACAGGTGCCACCGGAACAGAAACTTTTGAATCATCAATCACTGAAACTGGGGTTGCTGGAACAGGTGCATTGGGTGCATTTGGAGAAACTGATGGCGCGAACCTTACCCTAAGTATAACTGAAACTGGGGTTGCCGGAACAGGTGCTATTGGAACAGAGTCTTTGGACATTGACAATCCGACATGGGGAACAGGGACTTTTGGAAATGGTTCTTGGGGCCAATAAATGAATTACACAACTCTAAAAACCAACATACAAAATTTCCTAGAAGACGACTCTACGGAATTTTCAAATTCCTTAGACACAATTATATCTCAAGCAGAGGATATGATATTCCAAAGGCTTCCAAACTTGCCAGCTTTCCGGCAAAGCTCTACAGGAACTCTTGTTGATGGCACAGCATCATATGTTGTGGCAAATGCTCGTATCATAAGAAATGTTTCAATAACAGTTTCGAGCAATGTAAAGTTCCTTGAGCACAGAGTTGACTCTTACCTAAGAGACTTTGCACCAAATCCCAGCACAACTGGGGAACCACTTATTTACAGCACTGATACTGCATCAACTTCTGGCACAACTATAACTCTTGCTCCTACGCCAAATTCTGGCTATTCTTTTGAAGTTGAGTTTGCAGCTCCGGCAACTGGCTTGTCTTCTTCTAACACAACCTCTTGGCTTGGCAACAATGCCGAGAATCTGTTGTTGAGTGCTTGTTTATATGAAGCGAGTGCTTTCCTTAAAGCACCAGAAACAGTAACTTTGTACAAAGCTCAGTTTGATGAAGCATTGCAGCTAATGCAGCAAGAGATGCTGCGAGATTATGCTGCGGAATATGATGGAGGTATATAATGGCTATTAGCCAAGCAATGTGCACATCTTTCAAGGCAGAGATCCTTGATGAACAGCACGATCTCGCAGCAGATACTATAAAAATTGCGCTTTACACAAGCAGCGCGAGCCTTGGGGCAGGAACAACAGCTTATAGCACAAGCAATGAAATTTCTGGCACTGGATATACAGCTGGTGGAGTTGCTCTCACGAGCAAAACAGTCGCAACCACCGGAACAACTGCTTATTTTGATGCTGCTGATCCTTCTTGGACTTCTGCTAGCTTTACTGCGAATGGTGCCTTAATTTATAACGACACAAATTCTGATAAAGCTATTGCTGTTCTTGCTTTCGGTGGAGATTTTACAGTCGCTGGCGGGACTTTTAAAATCGTTTTCCCAGCAGCAGGGGCAAATGCTATTATAAGGATCGACTGATATGGCAAGTTCATACACAACCAATTTCTCCATTGAAAAAATGGCGACTGGTGATCAGTCGGGAACATGGGGAACGACCACAAATCACAATTTTGATATCCTTGATAGGATCGTTTCTTACAAATCTGTTGCGATAACAACAAATGCAGACACACACACTTTAACTATCCGAGAGGCCTCTCCTGGCTCTGGAACGGAAAACCTCCAGGATGGGATGTATCGTGTAATTAAATTCACAGGAGCTTTGGACTCAACTTGCACAGTTACAATAGCTCCAAACTCAGCTGCATCTTTTTTCATAATTATAAATGCAACGACAGACTCAGGATCTAGTGGGCCTTATTCTCTTATATTGACGCAGGGAAGTGGAGCAAATGTTACTGTTGCAAATGGCAAGTCCGCAGTTGTCTATTGTGATGGAGCTGGTTCTGGTGCTGCTGTTGTTAATGCTCTGAGTGCACCGATATTCGGATCAACTTTAACAATTGGTGATGGGACTGCTGAAGATACAAAATTAGTTTATGATGGCAACGCTAAAGATTTTTACATGGGCCTTGATGACAGCGCCGACAAGTTAGTTGTTGGTGTTGGGTCAGCAGTTGGGACAAACTCAATCCTTACTTTGGATGATGACTCTGTGACCATTGGTGACGGCGCAGCTGCAGACACAAAATTAGTTTACGATGGCAATGCCAAGGATTTCTATGTCGGATTGGACGACAGCGCAGATGTTCTTATTATAGGTGAAGGATCAACAGTCGGGACAAATCCAATCCTAACTTTGACTGATGATTCAGTAACTGTCGGTGATGGTGCTGCCACTGATACTAAAATTGTTTACGATGGAAATGCAAAAGATTTCTATGTTGGCCTAGATGACAGTGCAGACAAACTTGTAGTTGGCGTTGGCTCTACGGTAGGCACTAACTCAATTTTAACCCTTGATGATGATTCAGTCACAGTTGGTGATGGTGCAGCAGTAGATACCAAGATAGTTTTTGATGGCAATGCCCAAGACTATTACATTGGCTTGGACGACTCTGCGGATGATCTTGTTATTGGCCTTGGGTCTGCTGTTGGTACAACTCCAGCAATATCGATTGATGAGAATCAAGTAACAACTTTCGGCAAAGCAACAGTTGGTGCAACTGACACTGATACTTCAAACACAGGAAGTGTTACATTAAATTTCCAAACCAATCAAAATTTTGTTTTGACTTTGACGGGTAATGTAACGCTCGCAAATCCTTCAACTGAGGCTGTTGGTCAGTCTGGCATCATGGTTTTCATCCAAGATGGGACTGGCTCTCGTACTCTTAGTCTCGGAACAGATTATGAAACAGCTGGTGGCGCTGGAATAACTTTAAGCACGGCAGCAAGTGCAGTAGACATTGTCCCATATTTTGTCAAGGCAGCTGGAAGCATCCAATTAGGTGCACCACAAAAGGCATTCAGTTAAATGGTAACATCCCCTGGATCGTTTTTTATGGCAGCGAGTGGTGCTGCATCATTTGACACCACGCTTATCGGCAATTCTGTTTGGTTGGATGGGTCTGCTGATGGTTTCACGAAGGCAGCAAGCGGATTTGATGCCGAAGATGGTAAAGAATTTACATTAGGTACTTGGTTTCAGCTTACAGAATTTGGGGTCACTGGCGCGTTATTCTGCGCTGGAAATGGAAGCGGCGTATACACTTCATTGCGGCATAGCAACGACAACAAAATTTATTTTCAAACGGAAGCTGGCTCTCATATTTTAAGCACGACCGCTGTGTTTAGGGATATCGCTTGGTATCACGTTTTAGTCTCCGTTGATACGACGCAAGCGACAAACACAAACAGAGTTAAAATTTTTATCAACGGAGTAGAGGCAGCCCTTACGGGTACATATCCGGCTGAAAATCATGCTTATGATTTTAATTTAGCCAGCGTCCATGAAGTTGGTGACAGCTACGAGAATGGTGCTTTTGAAGGCTATTTGGCGCAGTCGTTTATGATTGGCACCAAGTCAATTCAACAGGGTGACTTTGCCATAACAGATTTTTTAGATTCATTTACATTTGGAACTAATGGTTCGCAGCATGTTCCTAAAAAAAATTCAGATATTGTAACTTTAACAGCAGCAGGAAGTGATAATTCTTTTTTACTAGACTATGCTAATAGCTCTGATCTGGGAAATGATACTAGTGGATATAATAATGACTTCACAGCGACCAGCATGGCGGCGGCAAATCAGAGCAGCAACACACCTTCGCTTACTTATGCAATGTGGAATCCGCTACAGCCGACGAATTCAACTTTAACTTTATCGGAAGGAAATTTAAGAGCCGCTGGGTCTGCTGGTTCAGATGGTGGTGCAATTTCCACAATACCCCTCGCAACTTCGGGAACGTCAGAGTTTCAAGTAAAGGCAAATAATGGTGACGGCAGAGTCGGCATCATTGCTCTTGATAATGCCTCTGCTGTGTCTATTGCATCAGACAACTGTGGCGGTGGGTCTGGTATAAATTTTGATGCAAGTTATCAATACTCGGAAAACGGAGGCATTAGGCAGGTACTATCCTCTGGTAGTAGTGATGTGCAATCTGGCATTGGAAACTGGTCAACCAACGACATCATTACTGTCAGATATAATGCTGATGATAACGAGCTTAATTTTCTAAAAAATAATAGTGCAGTTGGAAGCACGGTTGCGACTGTTGCTGGGCTTACTTATTACGCTGTCGTTTCGAGGCACAACAATTATGACATAACCGCATATTTTGAATCTGCCAAATTTCCGCACACAATCGGCTCTGGAAATCTAGAAATTAATTCTGCAAATTTAACAGCACCAGACGCACAAGGCGTCGATCATTTTCAAACCAAACTTTATA